CGCCACACGGTCGAGATCGCTGAGGGTGCCGAAGCCCGTTACCAAACCGAACGGAACTACATGCCCCGCTACGACATGACGGCGGAGGAGCGGCGGCGTTACGGCGATACGCATACGATGTTCCTTTCCCTACTCGAAGAGGGGTTTTCCAAACTGGTACCCGCCGAACAAAAGGACAAGTACAGGAAGCGACTCGATAAAGAGATCTACATTCTCGAATCTACAGACAACATCGACTACATGCTCGTGCAGTACGATACGGTAAACTGGGCACGTCGCAACGGTATTCTCGTGGGCTGCGGGCGCGGTTCGGCAGGAGGTTGTCTGGCTTTGTACCTGTTGGGCATCACGCTTATCGACCCCATCCGGTACAACCTGCTCTTCGAGCGTTTCCTGCTGCCCGAGCGTGCCGGTCTCTATCCGGCCAAAGCGACCAAACTTGTCGGAACGATTGCATCTACGAGCTACGTGAAACTATGTTTGAGTAATGGTCAGACAGTGCTTTTTGACCGCGATGCCCGGTTGGCGGTACGCCGTGACGAAAAACAGATCGAGGTCTATGCCGATGAACTTTGGGAGGGGGATGATATCCTGTTCGACAATCGGGATTTACTATTTGAAATCAACAAAGATATGCGATATGGAAGATGAAATATGGAAAGATATACCCGGTTACGAAAAGTGTTATCAAGTCAGTAATTTCGGGCAAGTACGAAGCCTGGACAGGATAGTGCTCGTGCAGAATAGAAAAGAACGTCTGCTCAAAGGCCACATCCTGGCTCCCGCTCAAGGCAGAACATCTCCTTATTTTCAAGTACAATTAAGTACACGAAACAACACCAGACACTTTCTGATTCACCGGCTTGTCGCCAGTGCTTTTTTACCGGATTGGAATTCAGCCCTGGAAGTCAATCATAAAGACGGTAATAAACTGAACAACAGAGCCGATAATCTCGAAATGTGCACGCGGAAAGAAAATTATCGACATGCCATAGAACAGAATCTGAAAAGAGATTACGGTGAGAACCATGCCCACGCGAAATTAACAAACGAGGAGGCTTGTCAAATTCGGTTATTACACTATCTGTGGGGGATCCGCCAAGTCGAACTGGCCGGTATGTTCGGCGTGTGCAAACAGGCAATATGCAACATCGTGAACAATAAAACCTACGTCCGATGAAAATAGAAACAATAACGAAGATTGAATCCCGGCACGTTGTAAAAGCGTATGATTGTGAGGTCGGTGACGGTTATCTTCAAGGTTCCGGTAAAACCATGAGCGACGTGGACATCGACTTCCAGTCCGACCGCCGTCAGGAGGTCAAGGAGTATCTGGAGCGGCGGTACAACACCGACGGTCGGCAGCAGGTCTTCTCTGCCGGTACGCTCACCACATTGAAGATGAAAGCCGTGCTGAAAGACGTCAGCCGCGTACACCGGGTGCCGGTCAGCGTGGTGAACTACATCACGGCCATCTTCGGGGACGACAACATGACCTGGACCGACCTGTTCAAGCTGGCCGCCACCAACAAGAAGGTCCGGGACTTCATCCTACGGTATCCGAAGGTCATCGAGGACATCCGCCCGCTTATGGGTCAGCCGCGTTCCGGTTCCGTGCATGCCTCGGCCATCATCATCACGCCCAAACAGCAGGACGGCGAGCCGATGGAATGCTTCGACTACACGCCCATCAAGAAAGTGGACGACCTGCTCATCTCCGAGCTGGACGGATACTCCATCGACGAGGTCGGGTTGCTGAAAAACGACTGTTTGGGTATCAAGGAGCTGTCGAAGATACAGGCCGTCATCGACATCTGCAACCGGGAATACGGTGCGGGGCTCTCCTTCGAGGGCATCGTGCGCAGCGGATTGGACGACGAGAAGACTTACCGTATCCTGTCGGAGGGCTACACGCAGAACGTCTTCCAGTTCTCGTCGCCGGGCATGACCCGCTTCCTGCAAGACATGCGGCCGCAATGTATCGGCGATTTGATTGCCGCCGGTGCCCTGTACCGCCCGGCGACGCTCGATTCGGGCTCGGCAGAGAAATACCTGCTCTGCCGCCGTGAGGAGGTGGCGCCCGTTTACCTGTGGGGCACTTACGATGCCCTGAAAAATACATACGGCGTACTGGTCTTTCAGGAACAGCTCGCCCAGATGGCCCGCGAAGTCGGCGGCTTCTCGTTGGCCGAGGGCGTGCGGCTGTTGAAACTCATCTCCAAGAAGAAAATCGACGTCATCCGCGCCATGAAAGAGAAATTCATGACGGGAGCTGCCGCCAAAGGGTGCCCCAAAGAAGACGCGGAACACATCTGGGAAATGATCGAGGCCGGCGGCGGTTACCTGTTCAATGCCAGCCATGCCACGGCATACGCCGTTACCAGCTACGTGGGAGCCTACCTCAAAGCCAACTATCCGACGGCCTTTTACACCGTCGCATTACAGTGGGCCGACGACAAGGAAATCCCGCTGCTGATGTCCGAGATGGAGCTCTGCTCGAAAGCCCGCATCGTGCCGCCCGAAATCAATACCTCCCGGCAGGTATTCTTTACCGACTACGGTACCGATGAAATCTTCTGGTCGCTCGGCCGTATCAAACAGATGGGAGCCAAAGCCGTTGCCTGCATCGTCGAGGAGCGCGAGAAAAACGGTCCTTACACCTCCGTCGAGCACTTCATCCACCGGATATTCCGCTACAAATTGAAAAAATACGCTTACTGGGACGATCCCGACAATGCCGAAGAAGCCGTGCGGGTGCCGGTCAACGCCCGACATGTGCGGAACATGATTTTGGCCGGATGCTTCGACAAGGTGGAAGGTATCGGTACGGTGACCGAACGGTACGGGCTGCTTGCCCGTGCAGCGGCCGAATTAGGCTTCACACTTTCAGGGAAAGACTTCCCCGAGGAGCTGGTCGGGCGGCATTACTTCTGGAGCCGCCAGCAGATTGCCGTGTCGGGCATCGGTTCGGTGGACTACCGCCGCGTCTTCGAGGCCTCCGAAGCCCGTGCGCTCGTGAAAGGCAAAGCCTCCTATCTGAGCCTGCACGATGTGCTCGACCCGGCCAGCGACGGACGGCGTGCCGCCGTATGCGCCTCCGTCACGGAGCTGGCCGAGCACACGTACAAAGACCGGACGAGCGGCGAACGCAAGCGGTTCGTCAAGCTGACGCTTCAGCAGAACAACGACGTGGCGGAGATGGTCTGCTGGAGCGAGACCTGCGAAGCTCATCGGGAGAAAATCTCCGCCCTGAAAGACCGTATCGTCATCGTGTCGGGGATGGTCAAATATAGCGACTATTCCGGCACGAACAACCTCCAAAGCACCAAATCGACTATCATTCATATCGTATGAGAATCAATCTATTCGGATAATATGGCAACACCCAAGACAGAACAAGGAACCTATACGGCCGTCGTGCTCGACTTCGAGACCGGCGGTCTGGACTGCACGCGCTGCGCCTGCACGCAGATCGCCATGCAGGCCGTGCGGCTCGACACCTTCGAGGTGTTGGGACGCTATGCGAACTACATCGCCCCTTACGACAGGCAGCCTTTGGGCGGGGCACCCAAACGCAAAGTGCTCAAGACCCGGCGGGAGATCGAACAGGAAAGCGTCTCCGAGACGATGGACTATGAAGCCGCTGCACTCAACTACACCGACATCACGATGGAGCTGCTGCGGACACGGGGCATCCCCTTGAAGCAGGTGGTAGCGGAGGTCATCGACTTCGCCCGCAAGCATACCCTGAGCAAGGGGCCCCGTTACAAGCCCGTGCTTATCGGGCAGAACATCCCGTTCGACGTGGGCTTCCTCCAGCAGATGATGGCTTATGCCGGGCTACAGAAAGAGTTCGCGCAGGTATTTGCCGGCACGACGGATTTCTACGGGAACTTCCAGCCCCATTACTTGGACACCATCGATCTGGCACGGCTCTGTTTAGCCGCCGATCCGCAGGTTACGTCCTACAAGCTGGAATTAGTGGCCGAGCGGCTCGGTATCGAGCTGGACGATGCACACGACGCCGATGCCGACGTGACGGCCACACGGGAAGTAGCCGCCCTGTGCAGCCGCCGTATGCGGCAGGACGGGGACACGGACGTTTCGCAGCAACGAACGCCGAAAACAAGGGATCATTTCAAAATCTGAATCTATGGAAGAGAAGAAAGAAGACAAGATAGAACGGGTCACGTTCCGGGTGGAGGACCGCATGACCTACGGGGTGCTGAACTACGACGGCAACGAACTGATGGCCGCCATCACGGGGTATGACCTAAACGTGGTGTTCAACATGCGGCTCATCAACTCGCTGGCGGATGCCGAGGCATGTGCCGATGCGCTGGCCGATGTGTTCTACCAGACACTCATGGAGCAGCTTATCTCCAGAAAGGCGGACTTTATTCAACCGCCGAAGCTATAATCCTCTATTCTTTGATAAAGGATTTGACGGCGTCCAAAAAGCACTCGTCTGCTGCGTTCCTGCTTTACAAAGAGTCGGTCACGTACTTCAGTACGCTCCCTCGTCTTTGCCAATCAGAGCCTTGCATCCAAGCACTTTTTGAACACCTTTTGAAAATGCAATCAGAGACTATTTCAAACGGTCTCTTTTCAAACGACAACGTGATGAAAAAGAAAGATAACGACAAGACGAACGAAGCGCTGCCGGCGGTGCCTGTACCGTTGGCGGACAAGCCGCTGACCGAAGAGGAGGACAAGTTCTGCGAGCTGTACGTCTCCGGCGGCCCGCTCTATGCCGGCAACCACCGCAAGTGTTACGAGGAGGTGTTCGGCAAGGGCAAGAACGTACCCATCGCCAGCCGTCTGCTGCTGGGGCGTCCGCATATCTCGGCCCGCATCCGGGAGATGATCGACAGCGTGCAGTTCGATGTCGAGACCATCGCCACCCGGTTGCAGGTGGCCGAAACGCTCAAAGCCGTGATGAGCGAAACCTCCTCGGCCGAGTACACCGACAAATTCGGCGTGCCTCTCTCTCCGGCACCGTTGCGGGCCGTAGCCGTCAATGCCGCCAAAGCCCTCATGGAGCTTTATCCCATCAAGTGCTCGCAGGAAACCAAACTCCGCATCGACGGCGGTGAGGGCGGCGTAGTCTTCAATGTCATCGTACCGCAACCCACGCCCCATGAGTGAAGATAAACACAGGCCGAAGCTCAGCCACCGCACGGCAGAGAGGTTGCTCTACATCCTCGTTATCCTCGGTTTGCTGCTATACGGGCTGCTGCGGGATTCCGAGGTCGCCGCCAGGCTTATGGAGGCCATCACGAATGCTTTTTCAATCTTAATACAAAACCCATCATGACTCAAGTAAGAAACTTCATCAGCGACAACTTCCGGACGATTATCATCATCGTCTCGTTCGTCGTGACCCTCTATGTGCAGCACGTCAGCAACACCGAGCATATCAACGAACTGACACGCCGCTGCCAGACGCTGGAGCTGAAAGTACAGGACCAGTACGAACGCATCGACGCCATCAAGCTCGACAAGGCCGTCTTCGAGGCCACCATGACCCAGTTCACCTCCTTGCAGACCGACATCCGGGAGATGCGGGAAGACATCAAGGAACTCCTGAAACACAATCGATAAGGGCGAAATTCAAATTACCGTTTATCAAATACAAAGCGTTATGATTGCAAGAAATTCAAAAGTGACAATAGTGGCATCGTCCCAGCTTACGGAGATGATGCTGGAGGAATTAGTCGGGAAAACGGGCATCGTGTCGGAAGACCTCACAGGTCCCGAACGTCGCGGATGCAAGGGGTATATGGTGTTTCTCAAAGACCCGTACCAAGAGGAATACGAGTGGTTCATCCCCGCAGAATCCGTCAGCCATGCGTAAGAGTACCCTGTATCTGAGCCTCGCCGTGCTGTTGCTCGGTGGGGCTGTCGCAGTTCTGTGGCAGCGCAACGGCTATCTCAAGGAGGAACGCAACCGCTACCGGAGCAATACCGAAGCGTTGCTGTCGGATATGAAACGCATCCGGGTGGATTCGATGACGATGGTAGTAGATGTGAATGCGCTGCGGTTACGGGTGGACGAATACAAGCGGCTGCGGGCCGAGGATGCCGAAAAGATCAGGCGGCTCGGGGTGAAAATCAAACACCTCGAAGCGGCTGCACGGCATGAGGTCGAAGTGGCCGGACCGATAGACGCCGTGATACGGGACACGGTGGTTGTCCGGGATACGGTGCCGATTTTACGCCAGAGAGTGGAGATGATTACGCCGCACATCCGGCTTACGGGAATCATCGAGGATAATAGGTTACGGGGTGAAATACGGGTGCCGGTGACGCTTCATCAGGCGGTGTGGGTGGAATATAAAGGTTGGTGGTTCTGGCGTCGGGTAAAGGCCGTGCATCAGACCATATCGAGCGACAATCCGTATGCGGAGATTAGGTATTCGGAATATATACAAGTGATAAAACAATAGTAATCGGGCATGTATTTTTGATGAAATACATGCCCGATATTATTTTAAGTATGATTTCTACTCTTTATCTTCCGCCTCGAATTCCTTTCGGTGTTCTATGATTTTTTTGATATTGGTCTGTGCCCACGCTGTCAGTTGGGTAATAAGAGGAACCAGAGAGCGCCCCATATCCGTTAGTTGATATTCTACTTTCGGAGGCACTACGGGATAGACTTTGCGGGAAACGAGTGCATCGGCTTCTAACGTCTTCAATGTACCGGACAAAACACGTGATGAAACATCGGGGATCAATCGGCATAACTCGTTGAAACGAACTTTCTCGTGTTCGCTTAAAACCAATACGACCAACAACGCCCACTTGTTGCCGAAACGAGCAATTACATTCCGTACAGGGCAGATTTCAATAATCGAGTTCCGTTCTTCTTTTTTCAGCATCGCTTACAAATTAAAAGTTACTTGTAAATGCAAAATTAGTAATAAAACTCGTCATGCAGCCTGTCATATAAAAAAATTACATTTTTTAATACATGGTTAAGACGTTGATTTTCCGCAAAAGCGAGAAAAAGGTTACTACCGGTTAAAAATGTAACTTCTTGTAAAATAGCATTATGTGGTATAATTTTACATCAACAAAAGGATGAATGGCATTGTTTAGTACAGTCAATTTCACCTTGCAGTATTTCACTAATAAAACAACGAGTATGAAGAGAACATCTGTCAGCGGAGTTTATTCCGCAAAGAGAAGCGCACAGAGCTACCTTTGTGCAAAAGACGAGACGACGGCTCCGAGCGGAGCTTGCGGTTCTGCCTGCGGCGCGGGCGATGGCGATGCCAAACCCGAACCCAAACCTGCCGCTTGTGGCTCGGCTTGCGGTGCAGGCGACAAATAGTCATCCGTTTCGCAGATTTTCCTCCGACGGGATATAAATTTTCCCGTCGGAGGATTTCAAAAGAAATTCCGTTTAATCAATAAAATAACAACAGAACAATGAAAAAAGTAATGACCATGCTGTCCGTAATTGTGGCAGCAATTTGTATGACCTCCTGCGGAAATACCGCTAACGAACAGAAATCTATAACGGACACCAATAAGCAGGTAATGGAGCAGTTCATTCGCTTCATCAACACGGGCGACCGAACCATCGGAGAATCCATCATTTCTCCCGACGTAATCTTCTATGCTCCGACCTCTCCCGAACCCCTGCGCGGCTTCGACGGTTATATCGCCGTTCTCGACATGATGCGCGGAGCCATGCCGGATGTCCAGTGGAACGCGGAGGAGTTCATCGCCGAGGATGACAAAGTGATGATTCGTTTCACAATGAGCGGAACGCAGACCCAGCCGTTCATGGGAATGCCTGCAACGGGAAAGCCCGTCAAGGTAACGGCTATGAACATTTATCAGCTGAAAAACGGCAAGATTGTCCGTGAGCACGGATTGCCCGACATTTTCAATATGCTCCAGCAGCTCGGAATGATTCCGGCACCAGGTGCCGCTCCGCAAAACGCTGAATAATCCTGCATACGATGGAATACTTTGCTTTTCAATGGCACATAACCGACAGCTGCGACCAGCGTTGTGAGCATTGCTATATCTTTTCGGAGGGGCATCCACGGCTTGTGGAGATGTCTTTTACAAAAGCGCAGCAAGTTGTGGCGGACTGTGTGGAGATGTGTCGGCGCATGAACCGTCTGCCATACTTCTACATCACAGGGGGCGACCCCATTCTTCACAGCCGTTTCTGGGATATTCTCGCTTTGTTTCGGGAAAGCCATATTCCGTTTACCATTCTTGGCAATCCGTTCCACCTCACAGACGAAGTCTGCGCACGACTTAAAGAATATGGCTGCGATAAATATCAGCTGTCGATTGACGGACTTCGTGAAACCCATGACGCCATCCGCAAACCGGGGTCGTTCGACACTACCGTTGAAAAAATAGCGGTCATACGAAACGCCGGTATCCGCTGCGCAATTATGACTACTGTTTCAGGTACAAATATCAATGAGATACCCGGTATCATTGATTTGGTCGTAGCTAAAAAGGTAGATATTTTCGCTTTCGGACGCTATTGCCCGACCTCTATGGAAAAGAGTACCCATATCGAACCGTTGGAATACCGCAATTTTCTTGAACGAATATGGGGCAAGTTTGAGCAATACAAGGATTGCGGCACTACTTTCAACCTCAAAGACCACCTGTGGACACTGTTTCTTTATGAGAAGGGATTGTTCAAAATTCCTGAAGGGGCAGATGCAAATACCATATACGACGGCTGTCATTGCGGCGACTGCCATATAACAATACTGCCGACCGGAAACGTAATGGCGTGCCGAAGGTTTGAAAGTCCGATCGGCAACCTGTTTCATGAGCATATCCATGAAATTTACAACGGCGATAAAATGAACGCTTACCGTCAGCATGAGAAGTTTGAGAAATGCTCGCGTTGCGAACTTCTGCGTTTCTGCCGCGGATGTCCGGCTGTCGCCTACGGCTACACCCACAATTTCTATGCTCCAGACCCTCAGTGTTGGAAAGAGTTGAATTAGAAGATTTATTATGAATGAAGTTATTGAAAACATATTGAGCCGCAGGACAATCCGGCACTATAAAACCGAGCAGATTAAAGAGGAGGAACTGAACCTGATTCTGCAAGCCGGTCTGTACGCTTCCACCGCAGGAGGCCGCCAGTCGCCTGTCATGCTTGTATGCCAAAATAGTGAAATCAATGAAAGACTGGGGCGCATAAACCGTCAGGCTTTCGGGCACGCCAATTCCGACGGAATACATTTCGTATCGCAGACTCAAAAGAGCATCGCCGATGATGATTCCATCAAAAGCGGTTTTTACGGTGCGCCTACTGTCATTACGTTGTTTGCTCCGACAAAATGGCTGTATGGTGTCAACGACTGCACTTCGGTTGCGGTTAATATGTCGTTGGCTGCATGGTCGCTGGGCATCGGAAGCTGCTATGTCAGCCGTGCTGAGGAAACATTCGACAGTGAATTAGGGCGTAAACTTATGAAGGATGCCGGAATCGGTGACGAATACATGGCCCGCGTATGCCTCTGTTTCGGCTATCCGGAAGGAGATACCGGGACAGCGAAGCCACGGAAAGAAAACCGTATCAAATTTATCAGATAATCAAAGAGTAAAATGAGTACAAATACAACAGACGACGCACGCAAGGTAACGACCCGCCGCTTCATTGAGATGAAGCAACGTGGTGAAAAAATATCAATGCTTACCGCTTACGATTATTCCTCCGCCAAGATTCTGGATGCTGCCGGCATAGATGCTATTCTCGTGGGAGATTCCGCATCAAACGTGATGGCAGGCAACCAGACGACCCTTCCCATTACCCTTGACCAGATGATTTATCATGCTAAATCGGTGATGAAAGGGACAAAACGCGCTCTTGTTGTGGTGGATCTTCCGTTTGGAACCTATCAGGGCGACTGGCGTGAAGCCCTCGCCTCGGCTGTGCGTGTTATGAAGGAAAGCCATGCCGAAGCCCTCAAACTCGAAGGTGGCATGGAGATAAAGGAGAGCGTCGAGAAGATAATTCAAGCCGGCATACCTGTCATGGGGCATCTCGGTCTGACCCCGCAAAGCATAAACAAGTTCGGAACTTACAATGTGCGTGCCCGCGAGGAATCCGAGGCAGCCAAGCTGATTGACGATGCCCAGATGTTGGAGGAAATAGGCTGTTTTGCTGTCGTTCTTGAAAAAGTGCCGGCTGTGCTCGCTTCAAAAGTGGCTCAGATGCTGAATATCCCGGTAATCGGCATCGGCGCCGGAGGCGGATGCGACGGACAGGTGCTTGTGATGCAGGATATGCTTGGAATCAACAAGGATTTCTCACCGAAATTCCTGCGCAGATATGCTGACTTGGCTGATATAATGAACGAGGCAGTAGGAAGATACATCAACGATGTCAAAAGTGGTGATTTCCCCAACGCTTCCGAACAATACTGACAATAAATTTTTCGGGAAATGACAGCTCTCGCACTTTTTGATACATTCTATCGTAGGCGCCCGATAACATCAAGTTATTCCAATCGGATGAGGGAATTGCAAAACGCGCTCAACCGGGCTGAGTGTATAGTGGTAGGAGCGGGAGCAGGACTTTCAGCCGCCGCCGGTCTGGAATACAGCGGGAAACGCTTCACTGATAATTTTCAGGACTTCATCAGCCGCTACGGATTTACAGACCTCTATACATCTTCGTTCTACAAATTCAGAACGGAAGAGGAACGATGGGCATATTGGGCACGGCATATCAGGCTGAACCGTTTTGACGACGAAACCGGAACTAATTTGTATCATACTCTATTGCAGACAATCGGCGATAAAGAGTATTTCGTGATAACCACCAATGTGGACGGCCAGTTTGAGAAAGCAGGTTTTGACCGGCGTCGTATCTTCGCCCCGCAGGGCGACTATGCCTATATCCAATGTTCAAAAGCGTGCCACCGTCATATATATCCTGACGAGGCACTTGTTGATGAGATGAGCCGGAACATCACGGATTGTCGTATCCCGGCTTCTCTTGTGCCACGTTGCCCGGAATGTGGAGCGCCGATGGATGTAAATATACGTAAGGACGAGAATTTTGTGCAGGATGCGCATTGGTACGAGAGCCACGAGCGTTATCGGAATTTCATGCAAAAGGCGTGTCGTCGAAACACGCTGTTATTAGAGTTGGGCGTAGGCTACAACACTCCGGCCATTATCCGTTTCCCTTTCGAGCGTATGGCTTCGCAAGCGGATAACATCACGTTGGTGCGCATCAATCGGGACTATGCTGAAAAACAGGCTTCCGTGCCCTCTTTCATCCCGTTCCGTGAGGATATGAACAAAATTATAACCGATATACTGAAATAAACGGATATGCACGATATATGGAACCCGTGGCACGGCTGTACGAAGATCAGCGAAGGTTGCCGACATTGTTATATGTATTTTCTCGATCGTAAACGCGGTATGGACGGGAGCCGTGTTTTCCGGACACAAAGCGGATTTTCCTATCCTTTGCAGAAAGGGCGCGACGGGAGATATAAAATCCGGAGCGGCGAACTGATACGGGTGTGTATGTCGTCGGATTTCTTTTTGAACGAAGCGGATGTGTGGCGTGGAGAGGCGTGGCGGATGATCAAAGCCCGGAGCGATGTGAAGTTTTTTCTTCTGACCAAACGTCCCGAACGTGTGCGGGAAGCACTGCCCTCGGATTGGGGCGATGGCTGGGAAAATGTATTTTTCAATGTAACGTGCGAGAACCAGCAGCGTGCCGACGAGCGCATTCCGCTTTTGCTGGAGCTGCCGTTCAAGCACAAAGGTATTATGACCGCACCCTTGATCGGCAGCATTGAAATCGGGAAATACCTCGCAACCGGACAAATCGAACAGGTCATTGCCGGAGGTGAGAATTATGATGGCGCACGCCCCTGTAATTTCGATTGGGTAAAGTCCCTCTCCGAACAATGCCGCACGCATGATGTTACGTTTTGTTTCATCGAAACAGGAACCGAGTTCATCAAAGACGGAAAGCGTTATCGTATTCCGAGCAAGCGCACACAAAGTGAGATGGCGTACAAAGCTGGAGTAAACCATATAGGGCAACCGATGCACTTTGTGTTGCGTAATCAGTACGGACGCATTCTGGAGCCGGAACAACTGTACAAGCCCTTTTACAGAACGAGTTGCGACAAATGCGGCAGCCGATTGATCTGCAACGGATGCAGTAATTGCGGACGATGCAAATAGCTTGAAAGTAATTTATTATTAAGGTGTTTCCCGAATGAATAAGCGAGAACTTATACGTGCGATTTCACAGGAGATTGGTTCGACGGTATCGCAAGAGAGGATTACATTGATACTCAATACCGCCGTGTCTGTGATTAACCGGACGCTCGATACCGGTGAGCCTGTGAAATGGTCCGGGTTCGGGTCTTTCGTGATGAAGGATATTCCATCAAAACGGCTTTATTCGCCATCATTGAAAAAGTATATCGTGACAAGAGGTATGCGAAAAATCGTTTTCGTGGAACCTCGTAGGAGGGAATAATGTTATAAGATTCATTCATATGGAGCGACCTCGGTACTGTCAGTGCCAGGGTTGTTTTGCTGTAACCGTTTCCGGTGGCTTGACCGCTATTCTTTGATGTAACTCTAACAGCATCAAAGAATGAAACTGCGTCTCAGACGTAAATACAAGGCGGAAAACTATACCATTGGCGACCTGTCGATCGACGGGCATTTCTTCTGCCACACCATCGAGGACAAAGTCCGTGAATTGCCTGTCCGATGCCCCGATACTCCGTCGGGACGCTCGTGTCGCTGCAAGGAGAAAGTGTATGCCCGCACAGCGATACCGGCAGGAACATACAAGGTGACAATGGAATACAGTGCGCGGTTCAAGCGGGTGCTGCCGTACCTGCATGACGTGCCGCATTTCTTAGGTATTCTGATTCACAGCGGCAATACGGAGGAGGATTCCGCCGGCTGTATCATCGTGGGCAAGAACACGGTCAAGGGCAAAGTCACCGAATCGCGCAAGACATCGGACGCATTGAACGCCCGGCTTGCCAAGGCTTCCGACATTGAAATCGAAATCGTGGAAGCATGGCGCTGAAGAAACTGAAAGCTCCCGAAAGTCTGAAAATCGACTTCTGCCCGTCGCCGAAGCAATACGAGCTCTGGAAACTGCTCCAGCCCGAATGCCCGTTGTGCGGCGGCGAGGTGGAACAGATGCTTATCGGGTACGACGCCAACCGCAATCCCCGCTACAAACCTTACTGCAAGCGTTGCAACAACCAGAACATCCCGCAGTTGGTTTTGGGCGGCGGAGCTGCGGGCGGCGGCAAGTCGTTCGTTTCCAGCGTATGGTTAGTGAGCAGTTGCATCCGTTTCCCGGATATTCGTGCCGTAGTGGCCCGCAAAACGCTGAAAAGCCTGAAAGAATCGACGTGGAACACCATCCGTATGGTCATCAAGCAGTGGGGATTGGTGGAAGACGAGCACTACCACATCAACAACGTGGCCGGTACGCTGCGGTTCTGGAACGATTCGGTCATTATCATGCTCGATCTGGCCGACCAGCCGTCCGATCCCAACTTCGAGCGGTTCGGTTCGATGGAGGCGACGATTGCCGCCTGCGACGAGGTGTCGGAGGTGAGCCAGAAGGCCATCGAGGTGCTGTTCTCGCGTCTGCGCTGGAAGACCCACGAAACGTTCAAAGTATCGAAGATGCTGCTCACGACGAACCCCACGACCAACTGGATACGGGGACGGTTCGTGCAGGACGACAACGGTGACCGGGTGACACCCCGTGAGGGTGAAGCCTATGTGCCGTTCTCGGTGTTCGACAATCCCGACATCGCTTTCCGCCAGACCTACGAAGCCGCCCTGAACAAAATCAGCGACCAGGCGACGAAAGAACGGTTGCTGTACGGCAACTGGGACTTCGTAGAGACCAACGACATGGCTATCTACAACCGCTTCGACGGAGCCGTGCATTTGGTTACCGGGTTGAAAGAGCGGGTGTATGACCCGACGCGGCCACTGATTACCGTGTGGGACTTCAATGTGGCTCCGCACATGAGCGTCCTGCTTGCCCAGATAGACTACGACAAGCGGAAAATCTACATTCTGGAAGAGGTGTTGGGCGCAGCGGCGGCCAAAGAGAACAACACACCGGCATTGGCTCGCCGGATGAAAAAGAAACTGCTTTTGGACAAACAGATCGGCGGCGTGGACGTAACGGGCGATCCCGCCGGACTGCAACGCTCCACGGCTTCCGAGGACGGCATCAACAACTTTACGGTCATCACGGAGACATTGGGGCAAGGCGTACTGCATCCCCGTGTGAAACTGCTCCGAAAACAGCCGCCCCAGATTACGCGGTGCGAGTTCGTCAATGAAGTGTTCGACGGTTACAACGGCTGGGAGCTGCGCATCGACCTGCGTTGCCGCAAACTGACTGAGGATTTGATCTACCAGACGAAAAACGAGGACGGCACCAAGTCCAAACAGAAGGTGACCGACCCGAAAACCGGTGTGAAATACGAGAAGTACGGTCATCTGTCCGACTGCTTGGATTACCTGCTCTGTTACTACCTGCGGGACAGCTGGCACAAATACAAAAACGGCAATGCGGGAAACTATCAAGTGGTATCGACAGCATTGCTTCAAGAAGGATTCAACTATTAAAAATATGTACAGGAGATTTTTGAACGATACGGATTATTTGGGCATCATCACGCAAGAGGCTCTTTCGCAGATGACCAGAGGAAACAGCGACCGGTTTATCCAGGCGGAGGAGTCGGCCGAGATGAGCATTGTGGAGCATCTGTCGGAGAACTATGAAATCGAGCGGGAGCTGAACAAGGGTAAGTATATCGCCGAATACGACCGCCGGATAACCTTTCCCGTGGGAGCGCATATCTACCATGAGGGGACGATTTGCGAGGTCATCCGTTCCATCAGTAGCTACAAAATACCGGCGGTAAGAACCTACTGGCAGGAACACGTGGATGTCAATTTGGACACAGCCGCCGTCGAGCACTATTCCCAGTTCAAGACCTACTACCCGAATGATCTCGTGCTGTACAACGGTGCGGTGTATATCTGTACGGCCGAGAACGGGTATAAGTTCGGAGAGATCCGCATTCCGATGGTCGAGGGCTGGTTGGAGGCGGAATATACTTTGTGGCAGCCGATAAACTACCTGCTGTGGGACGTGGTGGAGTTCGAGGGAGCGTTCTATACTTTGATGACGCTGGAGGGGTTCGACAACAACGCTACGCCGATGGAATCCGACTGCTGGGGAGCCATTGCGGACTACGATCCGACGTATAACGGGTACGAGTTTTCGGAACATGAATATGTGGTGTACGAGGGACGGGTGTTCTATCCCGGTACGGACGTCAATGCCGATCTGCCGCAGCGGGGCGTGAACCTCACGCCGCATGATCCGCGCAATTACAATCTCAAGAAACACATGGTGCGGCTGGCGTTGTACGAGCTGACGAAACTTATCGCTCCAAACAATGTTAGCGTTGTCCGTATGCGAGATTACGAGGACTCGATGAAGTGGCTTGCGGATGCGGCGAGGCTGCGGCTGAACCCGCAGATTCCCCGAAAAGTGGCGGAGGACAACAAGCCCGTGACGGACTGGCAGCTCGCAACGTTCCAGACGGACTACGACCCATGGAAAAATCCGTGGATGACGTGATTTTTTTGTTCTGTTCAAGTCATTTCGGATGTATCTGTAGGCAGGCTATTAAAAATCAGGCATTTGATTAATTCAATGCTTGCGGAAAGACTATATATTGATGCTTGTACTTGATTGTGTAAGTGTTAAGTATCAGCGATTTATTACACGATTTTTGCTATATTTGCGTTTCCTATAAGAAAACTATAACTTAAAAATATCAGGCATTATGACAAAAGCTGAAATCGTTGCAGAGATTGCAAAGCAGACGGGAGTGGAGAAAACGGTGGTAATGAATGTCGTGGAGGCGTTTATGGAGAACGTGAAGGATTCGATGATTGCAGGGAATGAGGTGTTTCTGCGGGGATTCGGCAGCTTCATCATCAAGCGTCGGGCAGAGAAGGTTGCCCGTAATATCTCGAAGAACACGACGATTACGATTCCTGCGCATAACATTCCCGCTTTCAAGCCGGCCAAGACTTTCTTGGCTGCCGTAAAGGAGGCTAAATAGCAAGACCGATGGCCGTAGTCAGAGAGCGGATTATCCTCCGAAAAGGACGTCGCAGCGGTGAAAAGATGCCGCACCGAATCGCCGTCAAGGAACTGGCAGAAGGCGATTCCTTGCTTGTAGAGATTATCATCGACAAGAAAAATGATTCGGTGTATCGGTGTCTGTTCGAGTCTGAACAGCTTGCCGGGCGACGGAGCGTCACTTTCCGGGCCAGCGGCGAGCAAGTGTACTGGTTGTCCGGATTGCAACCGAAGCCGTTGCTGAAACAGCAAGCGGACAAGTTGTTCCCGACCATCGAACATGTGGAAGAGGTCGGACCTGAAAGGCGCGGCGGTAAATCGGGTCCCAGGGAGCGCAAGGTGTTGGTATTCGATGAAGAGGGAAAACTGGAAGCCGTGATGCGCTCTCTGAAAGATGTGGCCTCCATGACCAATCTGCGGGAAAAGGCCATCGACTGGCTCTGCAAGACCAAACGGGTTTCGACGGAGACGGGCTATTCGTTCCGATACTGGTGGAAAGTGCTCGGATTCGATATGACGGATTTTACGTTGACAGCCTCACGGTATGACGAGCTATGTAAACGTAAGGCGAAGTAA